ATCCTTGAGCATAAAGGTGTACGATTGCTATTTTAGTCAATTCAGAAAGAACAATCTTTTGGATTCTCTCTACTGACCTGGCAAATCTGATGTCTTCTTGTGCAAGCGTTGCCTTACCCTCAACACCCTCTTCGTATCCAATAAATGCTTTTGGAACTTTGAGTGCTGCCATCATTCTGTTCTTTAGATATTCGATATCATCGATACCACCGAACTCCATACCACTTAGGGAATCGATTTCAGTACCACTCTGACCACCTCTAACAGGTAGGTAGTAATCCTCCAGCATATTCTGAAGATTGAATTTGAGGTTGTACTCACCTGTTGACTCATCTACATAAGGAACTTTCTTCATCTGATCGATGATGTTCTGCATATATGAATCAACTTCACCAGGTGGTATGTTACCAATATCAATCTTAAAGATTCTCTTTTCAGGCGCTCTCATAATCCTATGAATCATCATAGCATCTTCCATCAGAATCAACTGCTTCCAAGTCTTTCTTGCACCTTCTAAAAGTGAACGGCCATAAGGTAGGAAGTTTGTATCAGTTAATAATCTAAAATGTGCTACTTGGAATGAGTCTAAGAATTTTGTATTGTTTCTCTGTGAGATTGCGTTTGTGTTTTGTTCTTCGACCTCAAATCTTACTGAGTATGGGTTGTCTAAATCGTATCCCTCCTCTCTTCTAGTTTCATATGCGGAGAGTGGTTGTGCGTTTACAATTCCTAATTCATCATCAATGTCTAAGTAAAGATAGTAGTCACCATATTTGTTCATACCCCTTACCCAAGACCAAAGGTTGAATTCTATGTTCAATACATCATAGAATAAGTTATGTAGGGTCTTCTTTAGTTTCTCATCAGATGAGTTGATTCTGAGTACATCACCCATATCATTTTTAAGTGTACACTCATCCGAATAGATATCCAACACAGAAGAGATAATGGAATCTTTATCCATTGCTTCATAATCAGTATACAACTCTAACTTATTAGAATGGTAATTGAATCTTTCGTTGTATGTCTGCCAATTCTTTCTTGAATTAGAACCATGCAACCTACCATATCTATCATAATATGCAGAACCTCTTCTGTTACCATCACCCTGTAGTCTTGATGAATCGACTACCTTTAATTTATTTTTACCGACCCGTCTAACAACTACTTGAGTTGAGAATAATCGTCTTAGTCTACCAAATAATGAAGTATCTGCCATAATAGTTTGTTTTTGTTACATACCCCTACAAAGTATAAATATTGAAAAAAATAGATTTACAATAACCAAGAAAGGTCTTCGTCACCTCTACCAGTTTTCATCCTCCAACTATCCTTTGCTTGTTGTGGGGTGGTTTTAAATACACCTGTGTTTTTAGAGGTTAATGATAGTGCTCGTCTATTCAATTCAATACCCTGCTGACGAAGTTTTAATGCAGTATCTCTTACCCATAGAGATGTTGAAAACGATATCACCAAATCATCGTTGTATCCCTGTTGTGCTTCTGCTCTACTTCCATTCCATATGAATGTAAACAACTCATCAATGAGTCTTTTAGAACGGATGATGGGTACTCGTTCTCTCGTATAGGTATCTAACTTTGATATCACCAATGGTCTTGTTCTACTTGTCATTGAGAATCCTGGCACCATCTGAGATTTGTCTTTTAAGTCGTATGCTTTCTGTAAGTGTATGTCTTCGTCTACATATCCGAACTCTTTGTAGGAGTAGTATAGATTTTTGTAGTTTCTGTCTATTGCTTCTTGGATTACAGCCCAACCAATGTTTGCGTTTTCAATCACTAACAGAGCATCATTCCATTCGGTTGCCACATTGACCAACATATTACCATAATGTTTGGTTTCAATCTTACCTTTGTACTCTGCTACTTGTTCAACATTCTCAACATCGATTACATGGAATGCTGAGTAGTCAGCACCATCACCTCTAGCTACATCCGCTACAACAATATAGTCTTTTGTATAATTTGGGTGTTGCCACATCCAATAGTTTCCATCAAATCCACCAGTTGCTATAGGTTCTTGTACATGAGTTTCCTCATACCACTTTAGTAACTGACCATCAACGACTGTGTAACCTGATGATATGAAATCACAATCACATTCTTGTGCTGCCATCTTCTCACCCAACAACTGAGTCTGTTCTTTTCTCCACTTTTCGTTTCTTTCAGGATGTACACTCCAATGGAGTTTGATTGGATTCCAACCATCACCTTCTTCTCCCTTCAACCAAGTTTTATGGAAGAAGTTACCAACACCATTTGGAGTTGATAATACGATAGCCTTTCCACCAGTTGAAAGTGTTGATTGTGCAGCTGCCCATATCTCATCAATACCTTTGATGAATCCCGCCTCATCGATAATCAACATTGATAAGGCTTCAGAACGACCTGCATCACCACTTGCTGATGTTGCTTTGATTGTCGAACCATTCTTTAGTCGTAAAGATAGTTTATTATCTTCTTCAGTATCACCTCTCAACCAACTTGGTAGGTTTTCATGCATATACCTAACTTTAGTAACCAAGTTTTTGGCTACCTCTTGTTTTGTTGCAATAACCAACACATTTTTATCTTCGTGGAATAACATCAACCACAAAGAATATCCAGCTGAAAGGGTTGAGATTCCTAACTGACGAGATTTTAGGATAACATTGAAACGATGCTTGTTGAACTCATCCATAACATCTTCTTGGAACTCAAATAAGTTAAAAAGAATCTTACCCCTCTTTGGGTGTTGGATGTAACAATACTTTTTAAAGAAGTAGACTGGGTCTTTAGCACATTTTATGTACTCTTCACTAATAAGTTCTTTTATAGATTTAGCCATAGGAACTTCTTCGTTTCTATTTTCCACAAAACTCTACCCGAAAAGGTTGTATTGAGCTGATTATCCAACCCAACCCCCAATCCGTAAGACAATCCTTTGTTAGAACGATATAAAGCTTCCAATCCTAAATAATTACTACCAACACCACCACCTAAATAGAACTCATTTGGGTTTAAAATCTCAGTTCTATCGATCGTTATGGTTCTTTGTAAGATGTTAGGGTGAACTACTCTACTATGAATCTTATTTTCTGTAATAGTGTCCTCCACTACTATAGTTCCTAATGTATCTAACCCTAAAGTGTCACTATAGTAATACTTTGAAAAGTAGTCATCAAGTATTGCTGATGTATCTACATTAACATCTACCGTATCCCATTTGGTTCTCCATCTGGTCTTCCATTTTGGTTGGTAAACGATACTATCTACTTTAACAGTATCCCATTCTGTAATTTTGTTCTCAATAATGATTGGGTCTGGTGGTGATTGTATAAAGAACTTATACAATGCCAGACATAACAAAACCACAATTAGTATGTTCTTTATATCTCTAAAGAATCTGTTCATTATTTTTTGTGGTACAACTGATATACTTTGTTTACCAAATTAGTCTTTGTGAGAGATGAGTCAAAGTCAGTATCAAAATCAGATTTCGCCAATTTAATCAACTCCCCCTTCTTCATAGCTCTCAAAGAACTCTTTGTTACCTTTTTCTTTTTGGTAACTACCTTTGGTTTTACTTCTTCAATAGTAAGTTTGGCCTCTTTTTGACCTCTGTTCATTGCGATGATAATAATCGCTATAGTAGCGATAACGGCTACCGTTGAAATAACTAATGTTGTTGTCATAATATTCATTTTATTGTTTATCAGTAATAAATATGTAAAAATAATTACACATTACCATTTTCTACAAGACCAATATCTTGCTTTCCATCTTGGGCCTGGAGAATCACAATTCATTCTTGACCTAAATGACTTACGAGCGCCTGGATTATCTTTTTTGATGGTCATTCCTTTCTGTCCAAAGTTTACCTTTACAACATTACCTTTGTCGTTCTTTACATACACTTTGAATTTCTTAACATCACCTTGCATAATCTTACCAAGCTTTACATCTCTACCCTGATACTCTGCTTCGTTGATGTCAGCTTTGTATTCTTTGATAAAGTTCTGAAAGTCTTTCATCTCTTCGATTGTTTCCACATCGTATTCATCAACTACTTCGTTTTTTTGTTTGTGTAGTTTAATAGCCTCAACTGGGTCTAAAAGAAGGTCATCTTCAATCATCTTCATAATTTCTTTTTTATGCTTTTTGAAGTACGCTTTATCTTCTGATGATACTTTAGCTTCGTCTATAGATTCGTTTTTGTTTAGAAGTTTAAATGCTGTATTCACCATACCAACTAATCCCATATCAACAAGTTTATCTTTGTTCTTTTGGCGTTTGAGTGCATCATACACCTGAGTGACTGCTGATGCTGAGTATAAATCCACTAGCATCTTTTTACCAGTTTTTGGGTCTTTTAGTTTTTGGTTTTGTTTCTTTGAAACTATATCTTTTAGTTGTGTAATGATTTCAGGTTCAGCAACTTCATTTACTGATTCGTTTACTATTTTCATATCGGTAATAACAACACCCATATCTCCTTGTGCCATACCTATATTATTATTATCGTTATATAGATAGTATTTTACTCCACGTGGGTTATTTACATTTTTTAGAATAATTCTTTCAACTTGTCGTTTACCAACTTTAGTTTTACCTTTTGAAACAAAAAATTCACCTTCATTTCCTTTTCTAAAAGCACTATTGAATCTTATTCTAACTTTATCACCTTTTTTAAGCTTTTGATAAACACCATTTCTATCGGATTGGTTCATTCCAACAGCCTCATTTACTGATTTTGTGTAGGGTTCTTTTGTGTCAATTTTACCTTTATTTAAAAGTGCTTTTAATATACCCAATTGTTCTGGATTTATTTTCGGCATATCTTTTCTTTGTGGAGCTCCACTTGGTGGTGTTTTACTTTGTAACATTTTTAATCGTTTTGCAAGTGTATCTTCACCTATGTTTTCAAACCACTCAATTGACTTTTCTTTGTTATAGAACTTAGGATGCATGTTTTTACCATTATAAACACAATCTTTAACATCATTCATTGTTACTTTGAATATATTGAGGTCACCACCCTTTGGTTCAAGTCCTCTTTTATTTTTCATAGCATCACCAACAGCTCTTAATACAGGAACTAAATCCCCTATCATTAAGTCGGATTGAATACCACCAACTTTTGCTGATGGGTTGTTGAGTGTGGTGGCCGCATATCTATGATGTCCATCCAATATGTAATTATCTTTTGATATTACAGCACCTAAGTCACCACCCTCAATACCATTAATCGCCATACCCAATACCTTTCCTAAGTAAATTGCGTCTTGTGATGGTTTTAATTTAGATACCGATATTTGTACAGGTTTTGTTTTTACAATATCATCTTCTTTGTCACCATCACCCAAACCTTTCTTTAAAAACCCCTTTGCATTTACCAATGGATTTGGAAATTTAGATGGGTCTATCTCTTTGGTAGGTAATTCCTCATTTACTGATTCTTTCTTTTTGGCTCTCCAACCACCACCTGCCGCTTTGTATTGTTTTGCGGCCCATGCGTTTGCGTATGCTGATGGATATACATCGAACTTCTTTTTAGCTTGTGATTTGTAGTAAGACCACTTTGATGGGTTAGTTGGTACATTTTCTTCAGTAAGTTCTGTTACTTTATCATCAACTACCTTTTGAATTGTATCAACATGACCTTGGATATAGTTGTGTTCTTTTTCTAACCCCATCATCTCTGCCAACTTCATAATGTTTTTAGCTAAATTCTTAGCTACCATTACATAATCTTTTTCAGGATTGTACCCATCTCTCTGAATATGTTTTTCAACAAAGTAGAGTACGTCTTGCAACATAGCACTTCTTTGTGCCATACCCATATCTACACCTTTTGATTCGATGTCTTTGTATAATGAGATTGCGCCTGGACATACATGAAAGTATTTGGTTTGGTATTCACCAACTTTTATCTCATTTGAACCACCCTCATCTTCCATTACCTCACTCATAAACTGAGATACAAATTCATTGTAGAATGATTCGTTAAGTTGTTTATCACTTGACTTCATAGTGTTTTCCTTTAATCCTTTAAAATAATTATGTAGTTTTATGTTTTCTTCTTCTGCTTCTTGTTGTACAACATCAAAGTTTGGAACGATGATATAAGATGGTTTTGATGATTTACCAACCAATATAACTTCAGATTCTACATTTGCACTAAGTAAGTTACTGAATATAGGATTGATAATCATATTTGGATGTGTATCTTTGAATACCAAAATAACAGGAACTAAAGTATCTCCCTTTCCTTGTAACGACTTTAGTATGTTTCGTTCCCACATCCCCTTTACCTTTCTCCATGCATAATCCAATGCAAAATTTAGAGCCAAGTGTGGTGTAGGGGTTACTGATGTAAATCCTTTAGATGATTTGGGTTTCCATAGATATGATGATTTTGTTTGTATTGCACCTCTGTCATCGAAATCCAACCCATCATAATTCTCCCATCCACCTAATTTAATTAGATGTGATAGTGGAAGTAATGTACCTCTGAAGAACTCATTGTTTTCGTATGTACTCCTACCCATTGTTGGGTTCAATACATTAGGAAATTTACTCTTTAATTTGAGTAACTCACCAAACAACTTTGTTAGTTCTGCTGGTGACTTTTCATCATCATACCATTTTTTTAATAGAGATAATGCTTTGTTTTCATCATCAGTATTAGGTTCTTCATTTGGAATAAGCTTTTTCCAATTCGGATTATATCTACGATTGGGTAGATTTTGTCCGAAGAGTTCTTTCCCATAATCTAATTCTGATATGGGTGATTTCATTTTAGTTTATGTAAGATGTGAGTTCGAAAGATCCACCTGGCATACCATATATTGAAATTTGTAACATCTTTCTTTGTGGTTTACCATTTTTCAATAACCCAATTGTGAATGAATGTGTCTTACCTTTACCTGGTCGTAAACGATTATAACTACCACCCATTGCTATTTTAAACCAATCATCTTCATCAATTTCGAATCCTCTCTTCTCAGCCATCTCTCTTGCTGCGTCTGCTGCAGCGGATGCTGTTTTATAATAATCATCTGCTTCGTTTAGTTGTGATTTAACATTTTTAATCTGCTCCATCATCAACTTTCTGTTGTTTTCAATATTTGCCATTATAGTCCTTACTTTAATTTTTTGATTAGAGCGTATTTATCAATTTTAACCCCATATCCACCACCGTTGTTACCAATGGAGGAATCCAAGGAGGGCTCCATTGGTAACTTTAACTTTTTCTCAATTGCATTAGAT